TTTAGTTATTGCAGGTGGCGGTGCAGGTGGAGGTCAGCGTGGCCAAGGTGGCGGCGCAGGCGGAGCAAGAACATCTTTTCCAGGTGGAACTCAAATTGATGTAGGAATAGGAACACCCATAACAGTTACAGTAGGCGGCGGAGGAGCGGGAGGACCCGGTCAAAATGATGCTGGCGGAGATTCAGTTATAGATAGTCTTATAACTTCCAACGGAGGCGGAGGTGCAACTTCAGGATCAGGACAATCACCAGTAGGTGTTGGCGGATCAGGAGCTGGTTCTCATAGAGGTAACGAAGGAGACTTTTCTCCGGCAGAGGGTAATCCTGGTGGATCACCAGACCCATCTCAATTTGGTCCAGGCACAGATTTCGTTCCAGGTACAGGTTTCGGCGCTGGAGGCGGCGGCGCAGGAGGGGGAGGTTCAAATTCTCCTTCACCAACAGCTGCAGCCGGCCCAGGAGGACCAGGTTCAACATTTACAATTACAGGTTCACCATTCACTGCTGCAGGCGGTGGTGGCGGCGGTGCTCACGGAGGACAATCCGGAGGAAGCGGCGGACCGGGCGGCGGAGGATCAGGAGGGGGAGAAAATAACCCTGGAGACTCTGCAAGTTCACACGGCTCTGGCGGTGGAGGTGGAGGCGGAGGACCGTCTTCTCAGCATGCCCAAGGTGGAGCAGGATCTGGAGGAAGAGTTGTTGTAAGAACACCAAGTGATTTTACTATTACAGCTACACCACCAAGTATTCCAACAACAGACCACCCAGGTGGTGATTCAATGGCAGACTTTACACAAAGTGGGACTTTTACGATTGAGAAGGCATAATCATGGCAATATACGCAAAACTAGATAGTGATAATAACGTTGTAAACATAATAATAGCAGACTCTATGTCTGGTGATGAATATGTTTTATCACCATCAAATAGTACAAACGCTGCAAAAGGTGGAACGTATGATTCAGCAACACAAAAATTTATACAACCAAAACCATTTCCTTCATGGGCTTTAAATTCTGATAAACAATGGGAAGCACCTGTATCAGAGCCATCTATAACTGACACAATAAGATCTGCTCTTTGGGACGAAGATAATCAAAGATGGAATGGATATAGTTCAGATCTTTCTCTTACTCACCATTGGAACGCAAGCACTTCTTCTTGGGACGCAGTATAATCATTTACTTTAATTAATAAATTTGTTATATGTCTTTTATTAAAGACAGAAATTATGACAAGTTTTATAGGTAATAGTAAAGAGTTATATTGGTTTTTTGAAAAAGCACTAGACAAAAAATTGTGCGAAAAAATAATTAAATTAGGAAAATCTAAAAAAAGTAAAAAAGGTGTTGTAGGTGGAACTCAAGGCCAAAAAAATTCTCAAAAAAATTTAAGTCTAAGAAACTCTGGTGTTCGTTTTTTTAAAGAACAATGGTTATGGGACATAATAAGAACTTATGTAAACACAGCCAATATAAACTCTGGTTGGAACTTTGACTTAACACAAATTGAACCTGTTCAGTTTACTTCTTACAAAAAAACAAATCACTATGGTTGGCATCAAGACTGTTGGCCAACTGCAGATGAACAAGGTAAAAATAGAAAACTGTCTTGTGTTATTCAACTTTCAGATCCAAAAAAATACGAAGGAGGAGATTTTGAATTTTATCATTGGGCTACAGCTTTAAGAAAAGAAACTCTTGTAAAACAAAAAGAACAAGGAACAGTTATAGTTTTTCCTAGTTATAATTTTCATAGAGTAACTCCCGTTACTAAAGGTTCAAGACATTCTTTAGTGTCTTGGGTGAAAGGACCTAAATTTAAATGATTAAAGAAATTTTATTTCCAACTTGTGTCTACAGCTCAAAAGAAGCAATTTCTAAAAAAGACAAGGGTATTATTAAAAAAGATATATTTAAAAAATGGAAAAAAACATCTTGTCCTAATTGGCAATCAGAAAGTATTTTACAGTTAGAAAAGCCTTATAAAAGTTTGTGTGGTAAAATAATTGAAATGTCCAAACAAGTATTTAAAGAACAAGACATACAATATGAAAGATTTGAGATTACTTCAATGTGGGCAAATATATTAACAACAAAAGAAAATTTTCATGCTCATACACATGCAAACAATTATTTAAGTGGAGTCTATTATGTTCAAACCAAAAATACACAAATACACTTTATCGACCCTAGAGTTCAAGCTGCCGTGATAAGACCTGCGGTGAATAATTATAATAAATTTAATTCTTCTAGTTGGTGGTTGCCTTCTATAGAAAATAGTTTAATATTGTTTCCATCTTGGTTACAACACAATGTTGTTTCAAACCAAGAGAAAGAACCTAGAATAAGTATTTCTTTTAATATTATGTTTAAAGGTAAATTGTCTAGTTTAGAAGAAAAAGAATATAATGAGTTTTAAAAAGAATAAATATAAGATAATTAAAAATGCCCTACCAACAGCGGTAACTAATTTTTTATATTTTTATTTTTTGTTAAAAAGATCTGTTTGCAAAGAAATGCAAACAAAAGATGTTCCTATGTCTGCTCCATACAGGCATTTATTAGGTCAGTTTCAAGACAATCAAATAAAAGGACAACCTGATTGTTTTATTACTTATGGGGACACCGCCTTTGATACTTTGTTAGAATTAATAAGACCTGTTATGGAACATCACACTAAATATAGACTTATTCCAACTTACTCTTATGCTAGAATATACGAAAAAGGAAACATACTTCCAAAACACACAGACAGGCAAAGTTGTGAAATATCAACAACACTTAATTTAGGTGGAGACCCTTGGCCTATATTTTTAAAAAATACAAAGGATAAAAAAGTTAAAGTTAATTTAAAACCAGGAGACATGTTAATTTACAGAGGACCCGATTTAGAACATTGGCGAGAACCTTTTAAAGGATCTATTTGTTTACAAGTTTTTTTACATTACAATGAGGATAAAATGGAAAACCAACCTTACCTGTATGATGGTAGAAAACATTTAGGATTACCAAAATAATGGACACAAAAGATAGAATAATAAAAGATTTAGAGGAACAACTTAATGTTGAAAAAACAGTTAAAAAAAGTGAAGTTGTATTAAATAAAGAAAGAGGTGCTTCTAATAAAGAAAAAGATATAGCGTTAGAGTTATTAAGTAACTTAAATGATAAGTTAATAAAAGAAAACGCAAGACTAAGACAGATTATAGAAGACATACTAAAAATTAAATGAAGACAGATAAAATATTAATAGTAGGAGGCGGCAGCGCTGGTTGGATGACTGCGGCTACATTAATAAAAAGTTTTCCAAAAAAACAAATAACTCTCATAGAGTCTCCTAATATCAAAACAGTGGGTGTTGGTGAAAGCACGATTGGTGGAATAAAAAATTGGACTAAATATTTAGATATAGAGGACGATGAATTTTTTAAAGCAACTGATGCTACTTACAAACTTAGTATAAGATTTGAAAATTTTTATAATAAAAAAGATGGTGGTTTTCATTATCCTTTCGGAGATGCAAATTTAGATGGCAACCATGCTAAGTTGAATGATTGGGTTTTTAAAAAACATTTGTATCCTAAAACACATAGATCAAACTTTGCAGAATCTATGTATCCACAAATGGCTTTAGTAAATGAAAATAAATTATTTGATAATCACAATAATGAAATCCCTTTTAATTTTAAAAGAGACACTGCTTACCATTTTGATGCAACTAAGTTTGGACTTTTTTTAAGAGATAAGTATTGTTTACCAAAAGGTGTAAAACATATTAAAGAAAATATAGATTCAATACAAACAAATGAAAAAGGTATCAAATCTTTAAATAATAAATACACCGCTGATTTGTTTATAGATTGCACTGGTTTCAGATCTTTATTACTGGACAAAACTTTAAAAGAACCTTTTGAATCTTATCAAGACATTCTTCCTAATAACTCTGCTTGGGCAACCAGAGTTCCCTATGATAACAAAAGAAAACAATTAAATGGATATACAAACTGTGAGGCAATGAGCGCTGGTTGGATCTGGACAATACCTTTATGGTCAAGGATAGGAACAGGATATGTTTATTCGGATAAATACATTAGCGATGAAGATGCTTTAAAAGAATTTAAAAACCATATTGGTCAAGAAGATTTAGAGTTTAATAAAATTAAAATGAGAGTAGGTATACAAAAAAGACTTTGGGTAAAAAACGTAGTTGCAATTGGTTTGTCTGCAGGATTTATAGAACCTCTTGAAAGCAATGGGTTATTTTCTGTTCATGAATTTTTAATAAGATTAGTTAGAAATATGCAAAGAGATGTAGTCACACAGTGGGACAGAGATAATTTTACCTTTCAATGTAAGACAGTATTTAGAAATTTTGCAGAGTTTGTTGCATTACACTATGCACTATCTAACAGAGATGACACTAGATATTGGAAGGACATTTCCAACAAATCATGGGAACAATCTTTAATAAATTTAAAACCCTTATTACAAAATGGTTTTTTAAAAGCAGCTCTCGATAGAAATTATGCTTATCATTACAATCATTTATTTGGTTTACCTTGTATAGCTTTTGGTATGGGTTGGTATCCAACAGAGGCAAGCACTGTAAAATATTATGGACAAATGAATGACAAAGAGTTTAAAGAAAAATATTTGCCTATAGTTAAAAAATTAGATAAGAAAGTTTCTATGTGGAAGAAAGCTATTAAAGATAAGACTAGTATTTACGATTACCATAAACAAAAATTTTATGCTTAAAATATACGACAACGTGTTTGATAAGTTTTGGCTATCAGAAATAAATCATGTTTTTTTAAACAAAGAAGGATGGAGAGCCAATAACATAGCCAATAGAACCACATGGCCGCATAGAACTTTAGGAACTCATAGATTATTAGGCATAACTCATTTTAGAAGAAGCGATGAAAATTTTATTCAATACGGAGAAAATAAATCTTTAAACAAAACTTTAATTGATAGTTTTGCACACATTTTAAATTTTTGTAACTTAAAATTAAAACTAATAGAGATTTCTTCTAATCTACAATTTAAGGGTATGAATGGTTCAGCGCATACAGATGGTAATTCTAAACAAGTTGCTTTTATTCTTATGTTGTGTGAACAAGACTTGCCCAAAAATATTGGTGGAGAGTTTGTATATAAACCTGACAATAAAAAAGTTTCTTTTAAACACGGAAGAATTATTCAGTTCCCTGCAGATTCTTTACATGCAGGTATGTCTTTTAACAAACCAAACTATCCAAGAATATCTATAAAATACGTAGGAGAGTTTTATGACTAAAATATTTCAACCGTTTAAAGAAGTTGCTTCTATAGATATCTTAAATGAAGATTTAAAAGGTATTACAAAATTTTGTGACAACATTAAAAAAAATCTTCCATCTGTAATAAAGTCTAATTCTGGTGGTTACCAAAGTCCATCTTTTCTTCATCCCACTTTAAATGAAAGTAAACCGGTGTGGAATTTATTTGCTACAATTACAAAACAAGTTGCAAATTTACATAGAGAAAATGAACTATCTTTACCTCTTCGTCTTAATAATTTTTGGATTAACATAAACAAAAAAACAGATTTTAATGTGCCCCACAATCATCCTAATTGTGTTTTTTCTGGAGTGTTCTACGTGAAGACTCCTTTTAATTCTGGCAGTTTTGCTTTTTATAGAAACGTCCATGTATACAAAGCTACTGAATTAATTAAACCAGAAGAAAATATGTTAATTCTATTTCCGTCTCACTTTGATCATTATGTTATGCCCAATAATTCAAATAAAGACCGTATATCTATTTCATTTAATTACTCAGAAAATTATGCAGCTCAATCTTAAAAAATATGTAAAACATAAAAAGAAATTTTTAGATAAAAAATTTTGTAATCAAGTTATAAAATCTTTAGATAATTATGATTGGAAAACACATGAATTCTATAATGGTAAAAAATTTAACAAACTATCTGGTGACCAAGAATTAGATGTATCACACGGAAAACAAAAAGATCCAAACGTAGAAGTTATTATGAAAAAACTTTGGTTTGAAATAAAAGACTACGTCGACAAACTTAAGTTTTCTTGGTTTAATGGATGGCAAGGTTACTCTTTAATACGATACAATAAATATAATTTAAATAAAAAAATGGCAGAACATTGTGATCACATAACCACTTTGTTTGAAGGTCAAGGTATTCCGATATTAAGTTTGTTAATTGTTTTAAACGATGACTATAAAGGTGGTGAGTTTATTATGTTTAAAAATATTGAATACAAATTTAAAGCAGGAGACTTGTTAATATTTCCTTCTAATTTTTTATATCCTCATAGGGTTAATCCAGTAAAAAAGGGCACACGTTATTCTGTGGTTTCATGGGTATGGTAAAAGTAATAGATAATTTTCTTCCAAAACATGAGTTTGAAATTATTAGTGAACTAGTGGTTTCAAATGAGTTTCCTTGGTATTTTGTAAACAACATAAACGCAGAGTATAAAGAAAAAAATTTTGAGTCTTATTTAATACATCATATCTTTGATAGAAATTCGGGTTATAGTAGACACTCTGACCCTTTTCGTAAAATATTAATTCGTTTAAATGCAAAGTGTTTTATAAGAGTTAAAGCAAATATGTATCCTAGAACACAAAAGTTAGAAATACATAAAACACATATAGATTATCCATACAAACATAAAGCAGCTATTTTTTATATTAACACGAACAATGGAAAAACTATTTTACATGACGGCAAAGAAATAGATTCTGTAGCAAACAGATTATTACTGTTTGATTCACACAAACCACATAGCAGCACTTCAACAACTAATGCTAAATGTAGACTTAATGTAAATATTAATTATTTTTAAAATGATAAAAGATTTTATAGGCATATTTGATAACACACTATCTAAAGATATGTGTGATAAAATTATAGGTATTTACGATCAAAGTGAAAAACTTAATTATACACGTAGTAGAAAAGATTTAGGAGAAAATAAAATAAAAAAAGATAATAATTTAGTGTTTGCAAACTCAAGAAAATATATAGATAATGATATACATTTTAAAAGTTTTGAACCATACATAAAAGAATTTGTAGATACAGCTTGGGTTTGTTACAGAGAGTATGCGAATAAATATGGTATGTTAAACAACGTAGCCTCACATAGATTTTATGATAGTATAAAGATTCAAAAAACAAAGCCTACTGAAGGTTATCATTTGTGGCATTGTGAGCATGATACTAGAGAGACTGGATCAAGACTGTTGCTAGTTATGCTTTATTTAAATGATGTTAAAGATGGCGGTGAAACAGAGTTCTTATATCAATCTAAAAGAATAGAACCTAAACAAGGTCGTCTTGTTATTTGTCCTGCAAGTTTTACACATACACACAGAGGCAACCCACCATTAAAAACAGATAAATATATGATTAATGGATGGATTGAATTTGACAAATAATATTGTAACTAAATTTTCTAAATACTTAACCGGTATAGAGTATCCAAAACAAAAAACGTCTTGGAATATCGCAGGCATCATAAAAGGTAAAAATGCTTTTTATAAATTTGATGTCAGAGAAATGTTTGAAATGCCTAATGGGACATCAGCGCAAAGTGGACGTCTTGATTCAAAAGCTCAGAAGCTAGTTCTTGAGGGTGAAAAAGAATGGATTATTTTAGATTTAGAAGAGCTTCATGAATATATTTGCAGAGAAAATAAGAAAAACGTATACGTAAATGATTTGATCTCTGATCTAGAATGGACTATATTTTTAGCCAAAAACTAGTATAATGGTAAATTATGGCATTACAAAAAGTACAATTCTTACCAGGCTTTAACAAACAAATTACAGACACTCAGGCAGAAGGTCAATGGGTTGATGGTGATAATGTTAGGTTTAGATATGGTACACCTGAAAAGATAGGTGGTTGGGAACAATTAGGCACTGACAAACTTACTGGCGCTGCAAGAGCTATGCACCACATCGTAAATAGAAGTGGTATTAAATACTCCATTATAGGAACAAACAGAATTTTATATGCATATTCAGGTGGTGTATTCTATGATATACACCCAATCAAATCTACAACCACTCTTACAAATGCTTTTACCACAACTAATGGGTCAGCTATTGTAACAATTACTTTTTCTTCAGGGCATGGTTTAGTGCCTGGAGACATTATTTTATTAGATAGTTTTACTGCCATAACTGGATCTAATTATTCAGCTTCGGATTTTGATGATAAAAAATTTATGGTTACTAGTGCACCAACCAATCTTACAATAACTATAACAATGTCATCAAATGAATCCGGCGCAGGTGCTACAACATCTGGAGGTATTAGAGTTCAAACTTATTACCACGTTGGACCCGCTGAACAGTTACCCGGATTTGGTTGGGGATTATCTTCTTGGGGAGGTGAAGCAAGTAATCCATTAACAACTACACTTAATGGAGCAATCGATGCTTCTACAACAACTGTTGTTTTGACAAGCGTTGTTAACTTTCCATCAACAGGTACAAATTTTATAAGAATAGGAACTGAAGATATTTCTTACACTGGAATCTCAGGTAATACATTAACAGGCGTGACGCGAGGAACGAGGGGCACAACAGCAGCATCACATTCTGATGGCGCAACAATTACAAATGTTTCTGACTTC